CTCGAAGAATGTCTTCCACGAGATTATCGGCAAGTCTGAGCCCGACGTAAGCCTCGAGTTGGACACCACACGCGCGGGCACACTGAATCTATTCTTCGAGTACAAAGATGACGCCTGGGACGCTTACACAGCGCTCGCCACCGGGATACCCTTCGCGCTGGCCGACACCGACACCCCAGAAGTGAATATGAACTTCGCGCGGGACGGCCGGATGATTATGAAGCTAACCGACGATCGTAAGCACTGGGTGATTGAGATGGAGTATCGGGAGACCGTCTAATGGCATCCGTAATCGACCGGCATAGCATCACGGCCACAATCGACCCGCTAGCGATCGAGCTGGCCGTCATTGAAGGCAGCCTAAGCCTGGACGAATCCAGAGCGCCCTACGCGGAGATGCAACTTATTGCGGCCTTCCCTAGCGACTCGGACCTCGAGCTAATCGACATCACAGCACAACCCCTGCGGATTTCGGGGGAAATCCGGCAAGACTTCGGCATAATCTGGAGCCTCGCAACACTTACCGCTGTAGGCGGCGGAGCGGTCTCGGTGATTACCGACTTCGGAGGTGTCAGCCCGTCTTCTATAACGAACCGGCTATTCGGATCGTGGAACCCTAGGGCACGAGCGTCGCAGGTGCGGCCTTATGACCTCTACATAACAGAGCGCTCTATCGACGCTAATAAGAGGCAGCTAACCATCCAGGCAAGCAGTGACGAATCCCGCATGATAAGCGACACCCTCGTCGCAGGCACAAGCTACAACCCGGCAAGCACAGACCTCGCCACGATTGTCCAGCTCGTCCTAGATCGTTACGACGCAGACTTAGAGCCCGGATACTCCACTGGCACAGTCGCCGAAGCCGACGCGACAATCTGGGAGCCCGGCCACAAAGCCTGGGACTACCTCGACGACTTCCTCGAGGCCGCATCGCTCCGAGTGTGGTCGGACGAGACCGCTAAATGGTATCTGACACCACGGCAGACACTCGCCCCCGGTCAACTAAACGTCACACCCACTAATACGATGATCACCCACGTCGACACAATGACCTACAACCCGACATTCTTCTATGACGCTGTGGTCATCGAGTACCGCTGGGTGAACGCCCTAAACGCTAACCAAGTCGCCTACGACTTCGCAGGGAACACCGTCCCGCGCGCAGCGCTAAGCCTTCGACGTAACGACACCGTATTCCCGGGCGCTGGCGCAGCTCAAGGCATCCTCGACCGCATGGAAGGCCGCGGCCGAGTGATCGACGTGGACGCTGTATCTCGCTACACGGCAACCCCAGGGCAGGCCGTCACCATCACACCGCCGACCGGCTTCGACCAAAACGGCTTTCTAGTGTCGGTCGAGTGGAGCTTCCCCAGCGCACAGATGACGATCGTCTCGAGGAACCTCACAACGAACCCGGTCACCTCATGGCTATCCCCGTTACTAGCTTTATTTTCGGTAAGCGACCTAACCGATATTGGCGGGAACGCAGTAGCCAATCTGACCGCAATCCCAGGCGACGACCTGACCGCTATCACTAACGCGCTTGAAGACACATCGACCGGTGTGGAGTGGGACGAGGTATCCGTCGGTGTGTCGTGGGATACTTTCTTACAACCCTAGGAGATAGACATGGCTAACGGAGACGCAGCAGCCGCGCTCGGCTTTGACATTGTGGCACCAACCGACGACGTCCGGGAAGGCTATTCCGAGATAAACAAGTCCCGCGACTACATCGCCGAGGACATCACCTCGGGCACACGCTCGGCAGCGCAGATTACGACCGGAATCTTCTCGCCCGACCGGCTTCCCGTTATCTCAGTCGCAAAGGGTGGCACCGGGGCGACGAACGCGGCGGACGCTAGGACCAATCTCGGAGCCGCGCCCGCCACAGACATCGCAGCTTTACAAGCACTAATTGACGACCTAACCACACGAATAGAAGCCTTGGAGGCCTAAGAATGCCAACCGGACCGGGAGGGCTAGACGCTAATGGTGTCTGGCAATATGGAGAAGACGACACCGAGGCGCTAGCTTCGGACCTACTGAATCTTGGAATGGGATCGGTGTCGACCGTGGTCGGAGCCCTCGGCTCTGCCACAATTCTCCAAGTGTTATCCGCAACAAAAACCGACACGTTTAGCACTACTAGCACGAGCTTTATAGACGTCACGGACCTCACGCTTACGCTCACACCGGCCGCTACTTCGAGTAAGGTGCTTGTGTCTTTCAGCATCAACCTGGGAGTGCCGAACACGGCAGGGGTTCAAGTCCGCCTAATGCGTGACTCCACTCCTATTGCGATTGGAGATGCTGGCGGAGCTAGCCAGAAACAGTCCAGCGCACAGACCTACCCTGGCATCAACACCGACACACGAAACAGGTCTATGCAGTTTCTTGACTCGCCTAACACGACATCAGCAACGGTTTACAAGCTCCAGATCATCACCAACACGAGCATCGTGTATGTGAACCGAAGCTCTGCGGATAGCAATACGGCTTATGGCGGGCGCACAGCTTCAACAATTACAGCTATGGAGGTTACCGGCTAATGGATATTTCGAAGGTACTTACTCAGCGCTACCCGGGGGAACAATGGATCCTAAACGGCGACCACTACGTCGGACTCGAGTGGCTCTCAGAATCGACGAAACCAACGGAGAAGGCCCTGCAAAAAGTGTGGGCAAGTGTCGACGCGGAAATCGCAGCGGCAGCGCAAGCCAAACTAGACGCTAAAGCCTCCGCTATTTCGAAACTGGAAGCTCTCGGCCTAACGGTCGACGAAATCCAAGAAGCCTTCGGCTTGGAGAGCTAACCATGGAATTGCGCTCCCCCGTGATGAGCCCGAGGATTAGTAGTCCCTTCGGTTACAGGGTGCACCCCATAACAGGGCAGCGCGGGAAGCTCCACAAGGGTATCGACTACGCGAACACCGGCTACATCCACGCGGCCGCTAACGGCAGAGTTCGCAAAGTCGGCTACAACCCAAACAAGCGCAGCGGGTACGGGCACTACATCTACATCGACCACGGAGCCGGGCTCCAAACCCTCTACGCTCATATGCTACGGGCGTCGCCCTTCAAGGTCGGGGACCGAGTAAAAGCCGGTGTGGAGATTGGAATTATCGGAAGCTCTGGCGCTTCAACCGGACGCCATCTTCACTTCGAGACAATCCGCAACTGGCGGCGCGTGGACCCTGCGCAATATCTAAACTGGGCTCGCGTTGTGGTCAAGGTTACGGGCCGTTACGACCGGCAAACGAAAATCGGGTGGCAGAAGTTTCTTACCCGCAACGGGCACTACACGGGGCTCATCGACGGCGTGGTCGGACGGATGACAGTGAAGGCTATCCAGCGATCCCTACAGGACTTAGCAACCCATCGGAAGCCATTCGTGAACGGTCGTCTAGATCGTTTCACCAAGCTCGCCCTGCAGCACCGACTCGCAGCGCTACCCTACGATGGCATCTGGGGAGGCCTGACAATGACCAAGCTTCAAAATGCCCTAAACGCTGGGAGCTACAGTGGACCAAGATAGCCGAGCGCTCGCTACTGCAGTCACGAGCCTGCAAAAGTCACTCATAAGGATTGAAACCAAGCTCGAACTACGCGCCGACCATGAAGCTCGTATCCGATCGCTGGAGCAGGGCATGGCTCGACACGCATGGATAAGCTCACTAATTACCGCTGGCCTCACGGCCGGAGTCGTCACGATCGCAAACCTAGCCATAACCGGAGGAATCTAATGTCAGACCAAACCCCAGCACAGTCATTTCTACCGCGCGCAACCCGCGTCTACATCTACCAGATCGTCGCAGCTACCGCTCCGCTGCTTGTCGGAATCGGAATCATCACCGAGGGCGTAGCTCAAAACTTGCTCGCTATCTTCGGAGCCCTGCTCACTATCGGAGCTAGCGGGCTCGCTCTCAAAAACGTATCGGGCTAATAATTGCACCAGCGCAGCCGGTGAGATGACCGGCTGCGCTTAGTTGCGTCTCGGCTTCCGACTCGTAATAGCCGCCTGCGATCCCGCAGGAATGAAGCCAAAACCAAGACCCCGACGACTCGTGGATCGTCGGCGCGTCTATCGCATCTCTGTCTAAACCGTCTAGGATATCCATAACGTTAATTGTCGCCGATACAACTGACACGATAGAAGGGCCGAGAATCCATGCTAAGACGAGAAACACATCTCAAGGTACAAACACTCTATACAAGACCTGATAAGGCGTTAGAGCTAATCCTGGGGCTTGCGATGTTGTCTGGAGTCCAGTCGATCATCATAATCTTGATGGTAATCCTATGAGCATCGAGTCGATGAGCCTTGTGTTACATCATTCTAAAGCGAGGGGCACCGCGAAGATTGTACTACTTGGCATCGCTAACCACGAAGGCGACGGCGGCGCTTGGCCGGCTGTAGCAACTCTGATGCGTTATGCAAACACAGATCGCCGAAGCGTTCAGCGCGCTATCCAAAAGCTAGTCGACCTGGGGGAGGTGCAAGTCCTCAAGCAAAAAGGCGGGAGCGATATGACTCATTCCGCATTTAGGCCTAACCTGTATCGGGTGAAGGTTTTCTGTCCCTACACCTGCGATCGCAGCTCACAGCACCGGCTAAAGCATTCTGCGCTCCCCGGCTTCGAGTGGATTGAACCGGACCAGCCAATGACTAGACCCCGCGTCGCTAGAGACGCCCCCCCCGTGGTCACAGCGACGCCCGAACCGTCCCTTAACTCTAATGGGAGACTTAAAGAAGAAACTATAGTTATTAGGGCGTCTAAAAAGACCGACGCCTGCGTGAGACCCGATGGACACCTAAGGGCCGAAGAAGGGCAAGAGTGTTTCTGGTGTGGGAAATGAATCCCGCGCAGCACAGAGACTTCGACAAGATCATCTATTTAGCGTCCAAGTCGCGCACTGTCTCAAAACACGAAGCTTTATCCATGCAAGAATCCCACGAGGTATTCGTCGAATATGCTAAGAAACTTCTGGATCAAGTAGAGGATGGAACGCTAAGTGAGTGGGAGGTCCAGCATCACCTATGGGCGATGCACGCGACCGTCCAGACAAGAATAAGAAGACTCAAAGACCGCCAGATAAGGAATGGAAAGTGACAACTATGAAGGACCCGATCGCTCTCATGCACGAAGCAACCCAAACCATCGACCAACTAATGCACGAAGTCGACCGCGCGCTAAAGGAAGTCGACCGGGCTAGAAGAATGGCGATCAAACTCGAGCAGACCATGATCGACCTCGAGGAAAACGAGATACTTGCCCTTGCTCGGAAATTAGACGGCAAAGAGCTACATTCAGAGCGTGAGGAAGATGACCTTCTGAGCGGGACAAACAAAATCCAACTACGAGCACAGGACATTATCTTCAATGAACTTACAACCCAACGAAAGCGCGACAATCGAGAC